TTATCGTCTGAACCAGTGCGATGCACGGTCAAGTGGAATACCGTTCTCGTCACAGCCCACGACGACACCGCGTTTCTCCATTCGTTGCTTCGTAGAGTCGTGGTGCTGCTTACACAACCCCTGCCAGTTCTTCCGGCTCCAGAATAGCTTTTGTGCCTTCGCTATCGCTTCGGTGTTTCCACTATTCAGCGCCTCTTTCAGTTTGTGCGGAATGATATGATCGACCACCGTTGCCGCCGTCACTCTTCCCTGCTCATGACACATGGCACACAACGGATGAGTACGAAGGAACAGGAGGCGCTCACGGTCCCATTTGCTGCCATAGATACGGGGCGATTTGTTCATGCGATATCTGTCCAGGTGGCTATCAGTCATCATGTGGGTAAGTTACTACCAGGCTCTGCTGTAACGCCTACTTCACGGCCTCGATGGTGGCACCATTAGAGTTCATCACATAAACCTGATCGCCCGGATAGATAAACTGGTAACGGCAGCCATCACCCGCGCCGGGGAAATTTTCACTCGGATATTCCTCAATAATGATGGCAATAGCATCAGTATCCAGCACATCAGTACGGTCACTAATAACCAGTTCCTCCTCCTGCAGCGCTTTGGTCATTTCTGGATCTTCATAGATAGCCGGGAGCCAGTATGCGAAGTCCGGGCTGGCTGAGTTATGAGTAAGTTTTAAAGTATCTGCGAACGTTTCAGAACCAGCCCTGGCTATCGAGATGGATGGCTGCTCACAAATATGCGTAACACCGTTGATGATGGTTTTAACTGTAAACATAGTATTTCCTTCTTCGTCTTCTTGTTACAACAAAAAGCCCCGCTAGTGCGGAGCTATGGGATTGTTGGTTGACTCTCTCACCGAGTTGTAAATACGCTCACACGTCATTCCTGCCTGGTAGCGTTCGTCAGCGATTGCAGCATATCGTTTAGCTTCTGCTGCAATATCTCCGAGCATGTCGGCAAGCATTCCGGCGGTGGCGTCGGTTGTTTTGCTTCTGACGGCAGCGGCAAGATTTGCGGTGTGCTTTGCGGCGTCCAGGCGGGTGGCAAGTTTTTTTGCTTCGGTACGCAGCTGGCTAACAGTGGCAGACAGGCCAGCAGCAGTGGCAGCAGATTTAGCGGCTTGTGCTTGTGCATCTTTTACAGCCTCATCACGGGCAATAATGCGGCCCTGTTCAATAATACGGGCGGCGGTCTGGGCGTTGACCTCCTGAGAGAATTCATCGCTGTCGCGATCAGCCCATTTTTTTTGCCAGCCCCTGTCACTCCAGACGTTGCCGGCGATAAAAGCGCCTGCCATCAGCAAAATAAACACCAGTTGCAACCAGTACCTTTTCAGAAGAGCAGGTAACAGATTCATACCAGCACCGATTTTGCTTTTTCAAAGCGCTCTCGCCTGTCACCGATGCCGTTCTGCCCTCCGTTAATGATCTGCGTAACGCGTACCAGGTCGCCGGAGTATTTCAGACACCCTCTAGTCACAAAAAACCACGCTGCGGAACGGGAGGCATGACGATCCAGCTCAAGCTGTCCCGGATTCGCCACCAGATCCAGTTTCAGGGCAACGCCGCATCTGGTGTAATTCTCCAGCCCAGTAATCTGGATAAGCCCACGCCCACGATACTTCCAGCCATCTCCGGCGTCTTTGTTGCCCATGCGGCCGCCATAAACCAGATTGGCTATTTGTGGCTGGTGGGCAACCTGGCGACCATCAATACGCCCCAGCATTTCGCACTGATAAGTCGTCAGGCGTTTACCAAACGTATTTTTCAGTGCCTCCACCGAATAATTGAAGCTTTCCTTCAGAACAGTAAATCCTGCTGATTCATGTCCCGTTTGTGCAATGAACATGGCCTGATCCAATGGCGCAGTAATACCGAATTCGCTCATTGCCGCCGTAATATGCGGATACCAGCGCGCAGAAATCCCGGCGCTAATACCAGCCGCCTGCTGAAATTGTTGTTGATTCATCAGTGCCTCAGTGCATCAACCAGACGCGCCACATTACCGCGAGCCCACAGCACAGCGGCGCAGATAAGGATATTCACCATCACCACCAGCCAGTGGGATGATTCATATAAACCAAAAACAAACCGGAAAGGGACGCTGGCATATACCAGCACCATGACATAGGCCAGTAACGAAATCAGGGGGCGGTGTGTCGCATCACCGCGTCGGTAAAACATCAGAACGATTACTATTACCCCACAAATTACGGCATTCAGAACTGCAGAAGGGTCATTTGCTACCATTTGATCCCCCTCCCCTGATACGAGAAAGAATACTGAACAGGCTGTTCAGATCCTGACTGTTAAGAAAAGTGAGAAACTTTATACACATTGCAGAAATAATCACTGCGCCAAGAGCATCCAGTGGTTTTTCATAATGCGTTATTGCCGCAAGCTTAGTACCTATCAGCCCGGCGCCAAGCACTCCCACAATAAATGATGTAATAAAATAAGCGACCAGCCTGATGCGTCCGATGTTGGTTGCCGTGGCGACATAAAACACCGCGCCGGCAAAAGCACCGAATACCACACCATAATCGGTTCCGGTTGCCAGACCGAATACACTGGCCCCCATTAATCCACCAGCCAACACTGTCGCACTGGATACAGGTTCGGACATTCATCCCCCTCTGGTTGTGTGGGTCCTCTCAGTTATGAGGGGAAAAATAAAAAAGGCTGCCTGATGGCAGCCCTGATAAGGTTGAAATCATTTAAACTGGTGATTGTAATGGTCCGGAAAGTACTTCTGCTTCGCCGTTATGGCAGATATCATCGCCTCTTGTCAGATGCCAGACACCGACAATAAGCTGTCCTGATTCCAGATCGTCAACTGTGTCGTTCGTATAGTATGCCACCTGAACAACACCGTTATGCTGAATCCAGTAATACCCTTCTTTCATTCACACCTCCGCAAAACAAAGCAAATAGTATATGGCGAAGCAGAAAATGCCGCGGTGCAAGAAACCACAACTCAAATCCTGTTGTACAGGCTGCTCTTTCCAGTCACAGCCTCACCACCGATAGCTCAGTGTGTGATCAAAGGGGGAAGGCTTCATGGGCTGGATTTATCAACAAAGCACGTAGCGGATGATTCCCGTGAGCCTGAATACGAAAAAGGCCACGTAAACGCGCAGCCTTTATGGTGAGAGTTCTAATCTTAAGAGGCACTCCATCAAACAAACCACCCACAATTGTCAGAAGCTTGAAGGAGTGCTTTGGGGTGACAGTATCTGCGGCATTGTTGCCACGAACAACGTTCCCGCAAATGCTCCAAATACAATCCCGAAATCCGTTCCAGTACACAGCCCGAATACAGTCGCCCCACAGAGCGCCACAGCCGTACAGGAGCCTGATAAAGGTTCAGACACAATCGTCTCGCCAACAAGATTTAGACTGTTCTTTATAGCGTTTAATACCCAGAAATATTTAGTTTGGCAACGTAGGCCCCATACAATAATCTATTGAACTACAAGTAGTTATCGCAATTAATTCATTACCAGAGAATCCTGCTGTAAAATTTCTGTCAGCCCAGACATTCTCTTTATAATATATTCTTACTTTCTCCCCTGTTGTATAATAATACCGTGCTGTCGCCAGCATGTTATCAAACCCCTGTTTATGAGTTCCGAACACATCCATTTTACACATGGTATTGGCATTAGGTATTTGACTCTCATTATTCAGTCCGATACAAAAAAACTGACTGTCCTTACCCCCTGACTTATACACGCCATGAGACAGATTGTTAATCTGAACATTACTCTGATACGTATTATAATCAGCCATGTTTGCATAACAAACACTGGATAACGACGCAAGAGTAAGAGCCAAAACATTTAATTTATTTTTCATAATTCACTCCAACAATATTTACCATGACATATAAAAACACAGAGCAACTGAATGCAATGATTATCACTACACTCCTTTTTTTTACTGCCAACGACACTCACATACAAAAAAGAAAATGTTTTTATGCCATCATCAGTTCAATAATTCCGTTAAAACTCCCCGTGCGTCATAAAACTCCATTTCATAGTAATTATAATTACTACGTGCATCATCCCTGCGCACTCCTCTCATTGAAAAACAAGCACTGATTAAGGTACCAAATGCACTAATCCTTTCCCGGGTACTTACCTGTGGTACTGGTAAGTTGGGTATTACCCCAGGATTTGATTGTGTACTCACGCGTAAATAACGGGAATTTGATGTTCCAGATCCGTCTCTTACCTGACTTGTATTTCTGTCGTAAACAAGCTCAACTGCTTCCTGGATATTTTCAATTGGGATAGAATTTACGGCTACATACTCACTTTGCAACCGCATCATCACTCGCTCAAAATGACTAAACTGGATACCACGTGACTCAATATAAGCGACAGACGGCGGAAGGCTGTAGAAACTATTGTCTGCACGGATTCTGTATCTGTACAACCTGCCGCTAAATGTTGTTCTGGAGTAATATACCCGTGCTATGTTATAAGTCTCATTAATATCTGAGGTAGTCGCAATATAGTTACTGTCCCGACTACCGGCGGAACACGAGTCACCTCTGATATGTTGCTGAAGATTCCTGTTATTACCATGAGAACTAAAACCATCACGAAAAATCACATCCGGAGGTCTCGAGTCAACACGATATACAAAATCAACGGCACTTGCGTAACCAGAAAAAAACGCTAAAAATAATATTACTTTTTTTATCATACACCCTCCTACAGAAACTATCAGGCAAGCCACCTAATGTGTTAAACCGGGTGCTAACCATAACTCAGTTATACTTTACGTCTCGCTGGATAAAATTAAAAAACACACTACCCCAGTTTACGGGCATAAAAAAACCCGCTCAGTGGCGGGCTTGTGTGTGTTGCTCAGTTCGCTTTACCGTCCCGAGCCTATCACAATTCAATCATTTACTGGCTCACTTTTCAAGTAAAATCTGTCGCTATTTGTGCCAAATTTGTCACACATTGGCGCGTATAGCATGGATTCGGCAAGACTTAGCCAGGAGTCAATACGTCGGCGGCAAGTCATATAACACCATTCCGGGTGTTTTACCTGTAGTTCTTCAGCCATAAGGCGTTTGCTCTTACGCAGGCGATATCGATTCACTATGATGCTGTAAAGCCCTGAATGACCTTCTCTAACCAGAGTGGTGCCAATAACACCGTCTATTTTCAATCCCTCCTCGTCAGAACAAAATGCTAATCCTGACTTATTTTTGCTGTCGAGTATTTCACGAAGAAAGGCCTCCAGCTCTGGCTTAGTGATGCCAGATTTTTTCATCCGACGAAGAGCGTCGTTAATAGCGGTTTTAGTTATCTTCCCGGATGACAGAAGCTGGTTAAACATATTCCCACCACTACCACCACCAATATATGACCAGCGCCCCCACATTCGAAGCTTGCCTTGTATCCAGATACTTTCAAGAGTTCGGAGGCGAACCATTTCACCAGACTTACCAACTTCAGAAGGATTAATCATTAAGCGTTCTCCATTTACGCCAGCGCGCCAATTGCCAGCGCGCGATCGATAAAACGAAATATCAACTCCAGCTGAGAGCCGTATTTCTCTTCGAATGCCACGGTGTCCGCATGTAACTCATTGTGATGCGTTCTGCACAACGGCAGCACAAAGAGGTCATGCGCCTTTGTTCCCATCCCTCCCTGACCGTGGCCTATCAGGTGGTGCGGATCATCCGCCTGCTTCCCGCAGCAGGCGCACGGCTGGGATTTAACCCAGCGGGTATATCTCTCATTGACCCATCGACGGCGTTTCGGACGTAACATGAAGCTTTCCGGCGATTCCGGATCAACCCTGAGCGCCAGTACCTTTTTCGCCTTATCCTGTACAATGCTGGTGGCCGGCATCGAGGGAACAATTTCACTTTCACGGGTAGCTGACTGGACAATTGCCTTCGGCATCCTTAATGCTTTTCTCGCAGCGCTCTCCGGCAAGACTTCTGCCAGGTCATTGCGTACCATCCACCAGCACAGTTCCGGGAGAGTAACTGCGTGCATATCGTCAAAACCCAGATCACGACAAACAACCGATAAAACCCATTTTGTCGTGTTCTCCACAGCTATTGATTTCAGCCGTTCCGTAAACTGTTCGCGCAGCAGGTTATCGCAGTGCCAGCACAGTCGGATTGCCCCCGGAGCGTGGCGCATGGTTGTCATCTGTTCGCTGTGCCAGTCTGAATGCGGCCACTGACAGCCATTCCCCCGGAGTAGCCAGCTTTCCAGACTATCCAGACCACCAGCACGATAGATAACCGACTCATTACAGAACACATCACGAACAGCAGGATCATCCGCCAGCGGCTGTGATACCGCCGGGACCGCGCCGCAGGCGAAAGATGAATATTGCTCCGGCTCTGGTTCAAGCAGAACACGCCCCTGCATAAACAGGGGCATCAGTTCCGATCCCGGCCTGAACAATACAACGCCCATACGAGGAGCAATTTCAGGGGTCAGTAACGCTCTCACGATCACCTCAATGAACGGTATCGAGCAGCTTCAGCAGCTCAGGAAATTTGGACTCGAAGAAATGCGGCTGCGTCTCGCGAGGGTTTGCCGGGCTGGTGATGTTTTTGCCAAACATGCAGCCTTTCGCCGTCAGCGACCAGAATTTTTTAATGCCGTTAATCGCGGAGCGACTGTAACGCTCACGATGTTCAACAACACCCAGCTTTGCTAACTGCTGATACGCCTGATTAGCCGTCATCCGGATACCATGCTGTTTTAACAGCGCGCTCAGTGCCAGCGTCGGGCGGCTTGAACCATCCGGCGCGTCAGCCGGAGCATCAATGGCATATTGTGGCGCCAGGTTAGGTAGTCCCACTGCCTCCTGGAGTTTCTGGCACGCGCCCAGTACCGATGAATTGGACAGGTTTAACTCTTTGCGCATAAAACCCAGCAGAATCACCCCCGCCTGCATCTTATCGGCAGCCATACCAGAAGATGTTTGTGGCGCACTGGTAATCCGATCGAACGTGCGGATTACCTTGAGATGGAAAGATGGGCTGATCCACATTGCATAAGCAAACACCAGTTCTTTGCATACGTATGTACCTTGTTCAGCACCACCGCGAACAGTATTTACTGGAGCGATACCCAAATTTTGGGTATCACTACCGCCCTGAAAAAAGCTAACGGATTGATTTTGTTCCGAGGGTGGAATTCCGCCCTCGGTGAAAAGTTGCTCAATCAGCTCACGGGTTTGCTTATTATCAAGCCAGTACTTCGGACGGTATTTCTGCTCTCCACCCGCAGCCCGGTGTAAATCGTTAAGACAATAGCGCCCATGAGCGTCGCGGCGAACTTCGATACCATCAATGACCATTAAATTATTCATGCTTCTTTCTCCATTTTCAGGCGGCTGCACCCGCCCTTGTTTCAAATTTCGTGATCGTGATTTCTACCTTCCCCTTCGGGAAAACTGGTCCCCACTCCACCAGCATTCTCTTTACCTGGCTGTCGTCCTCCCAGACTCCTGCGTGGGTCAGTGCGTCGAACAGCGCTTTGTTATAATTGTCCAAATCCCTGATCCGCTTATCTGGCGGATACAGGATGATTTCTACCGCTGCATGGGTTGATGTCGGTTTCGGTAGTCGGCGAAGTTGCTCAATGATGGCGGCACACGTTGCGCTCCGAAATTTGCGTCCCGCCACACTTATCAGGCTCTTTCCGGCAAACGGCCCTTTGTTGGGATGACGCCAGTAAGTGTTTACGCTCGGTGGAAATGGCAGGGCCAATTTCATAGCGTTATCCCCTTTCCCTGAAGAAATGTGATGGCCCGTTCTCTGGCGTCAGCTTCATCAGTAACAAGTGCTTTTATCAGTGCTAGAGTTTCTGCGTCATCGTTACATGTGTTGATACAGATACCCCTCGACACACCTCGGGTTATCGTAATCACTCCCTTTTTCTCCAATGCCCTAAGATGGTCTACTGCAGCATTAGGAGAGCTGCATCCCAGCAGCTCTGCCAATTCGGTATTTGTAGGGGGAAAACCATGCTTACGCTGATAATTGATCAAGGTATCCAGAACATGTTGCTGGCGAGTAGTTAAATTCATCATGCTGCTTGCTCCTGCTTGTTAACACATAACTCAGGCAAATTGGCGCGCACCAGTGCCTCAGCAAATGGAGGCGGAACAGCATTACCACAACGAGCAACTTGCTTGTCCTTCGCATAACGATTTCCCCGGAAATCCTGATCAATTACGTACCAGTCCGGAAATCCCTGCGCGCGATACAGCTCATGGGGCTGTAACATACGCATCCCGATATCAACGATTTGGTAGTTGCCACCTTCGACTGTAACCAGTCCAAAGCGATCATTAGTAGTGACTGTTCCCAAAGGCTCCGACAGTGATACTCCGCTTTTCTCGTTCCCGTAGTACTTCATCAGGAAGGCGCGTACTTCACCGAGGTGCATTCCACCAGCAGTGATTGTCGGTACGGGCTGATCCACTTTTAAACCATCTCTGCATGTGCCCCGAAGATGAACAAGATGAGAAGTGACAACCGCATGGTGATCTGTTGTCGTGACCGTATGGGCTGGAGCATCCATTGCTGCTCCGGGGCCGGAATAGTTGCCGCCGAAGTGTTTTGCAAGAAATGCTGTAACAAGTTGTGATTTACCGCCACCACCAGCTGTAATTGTCGCACTCGGTTCATCTGCACAATGACCAACGCTAGCCCCGAACTGACGTGCGATAACCGGTGCAACCAGACAGGCGCGGGACTGCCTCAAAATGGTATGCGCGGGTTTATCAAGTGGGCGCGGCTTAGCCTGGTATTCACTTCCACCATTTCCAGCAATAAATGGCGTTACCAATGCATAACCATGAGTTTTAATAATGGTCTGCAGTGGTTCGTCCAGTCCCTGTCCACGGAAACAATCATAATTTGAACGATTACTGGTATGGTTACACTTCACGATAAAAGGCGTTGGATTATCTAGAACAAACCGCTGTATCCCTCGAGCTATACGTTTCAGTGTATTGTCAGCAAGCGGCTTCTTACGCCCAAAAATACTTGGACACGGTATTGACCAGTCAATACACTCCGCGGCTGTTCTCCACGGTGCACGCCGACCACTTTGCACTTCCAGTGATTTCGGATCACCGTGAGTAGGTTCTGGCCAGCGAATCTGTTGACCATCGCAACGCATAACCATGAAGAAGCGCTTGCGGATCGTCGGCGCGCCGTAATCACACGCGCGTAGTTCGCGATAATCAACATCATATCCGAGCCCATCCACCAGCTTTTGCGCCTGCTCGCTACCTCTTTCGATAGACAGGAACTCACAAACCTCAGCCAGTGCCGGGTGATCAGCAGGAATGCCAGTGGAAAGCATGCCGACAAATGCATTGAATGCTTCGCCAGTGCGGGCAGGATCCGGACGCATTTCATCTGCCAGCAGCGGTCCCCACGTTTTAAACTCTTCCACGTTCTCCAGCATCATCACACGTGGTCGCTTCGCCAGTGCCCAACGCAGAACAATCCAGGCAAGACCGCGTATCTCTTTTTTCACAGGCTTAGCGCCTTTTGCCTTCGAGAAGTGTCGGCAGTCCGGGCTAAACCACGCCAGGCCGACTGGATTACCTCCGGTGGCGGCTACCGGATCCACGTCAAATACGGATTCACAATAATGCAGTGTGTCCGGGTGGTTCGTCTTGTGCATCGCAATGGCGTTTTCGTCGTGGTTGATCGCAATATCCACGCTGCGCCCGATCGCCAGTTCAATACCCGTTGATGCGCCACCGCCACCAGCAAAGTTATCTACGATAATCTCACGCATGGGTTACCCCCTGCATGCTGCCAACAAGGCCACGGGCAATTGCGATAATTTCGCTGGTGGCCGTCCGCTCCAGCCAGAGTTGATTGATGTTGGCTTTCAGTTTGTTCTGCTGGGCCTCGCTCAATACATCAACGCCTTCCACCTGGTTAAACACCAGGCCAACCTCGAGAGGCCAAATACGCGATTCAACTTCTGGTAATGTCAGCGGCGCAGGTGGCTGTACTGTTTCTGCCTGCTGGGCCTTGCAAGCGGCAAATGTGACCAGCGACATGAACGTCTTCCCTTTTTCTTCCAGTTCGGTACGGCTGATGTAGCTGAAATGCTCGCCGCGCCAGGATTTATCGAAGATTGCAATGGCGCCAGCAAAGAAAGCACCAGTGGGTTTCTGCTTATTGTCCGCAGGAACAAACCACACTGGGAGATCGAAACCAATACGACCGCGGATAAACATGATGTGGTCAGCGTCTTCCGGCCACCACGTTTCACTTGTCGCTGCTTTAATGAGGAACACGTAACGCCCACCCTTTTCACGCATCGCCATTGTGTGATCCATGATGTGGGTCATGCCGGTGATCGCCTGCTTCTCGTGGTACTGAGAGCGGCTATAGGGTGGATTACCGAATGCGGCCCCGCCGATTGACTCCAGCATTTCAGCCCAATCTTGTACCAGCGCGTTATCATCGGCGGTGTACCACACAGGGCACTTAGCGTTATCGTCGTCAGCAAAGAGATCCAGCGTTAGGGGACCGAACATCGCATTAATGCCCCAAAAAAGCAGGTCTGGTGTCCGCCACTGATCGCCGACTTCTTTCAGTTCATGTGCTGATTTGTTGCGCAGTTCTGCCAGCGCCTGGCAATATTTATTGCTCATTAAGACCCCACATAATTCCCTGACAGATACCACTCACTACCTGATGCAACAGACTTTCTGCTCTTCCGCATACACCGTTCACGGCGCGCCAGAAAGGCGCTACGTTCCGACGGGATATGACTCTCCCGGAATGCCTCCATCCATACCGTAGCTGCACGACGGAACAACCCTCCCGACTCCAGTGTTTCTGCCTGACGTATCAGATGCATAATCACCTGCGGGTCGTTGGTTCCGACATAACAGCTCCGCACAGGTTTAGTCCCGATATCTGGCTCCTGATCCGGCTGTATGTCTGTCTCAAGAGCAAAATGCCTGCGAGTTTTACCTTCAAAGCGATGAGCAACACGCCCGCACTGGCGTAACTTACTTGCCGACTGCAGGACGCTTTTACGCGGGAAATCTGCAAAAGCATTCGCTATATCGCTGGAAGTACATCCCGGATGGGATTCAATGAATTTCTGAACGTCTCCCATAAGACTCATATCACCCCCTGAACCCTGTCGGGATCTGGCTGTAATTCACATTCCCGTAGCTGGATTTGAACATCGGATCTTCACGGTTTTCGAAACGTCCGCCGATGGGTGCGGACAAACGCAGTGACAATTCATCCCACTTTTCCCGGAGCTTTGAGGGGCTGAGAATGTTACGGCACCAGAACGGATCACGGCTGACCCGGCTGTACATTTCGCAGATCTGTTTGTGGGTACGCCCGTCCTGAGCACACATCAGGCGAATTTCATTTGCCCAGACGGTCCAGTTAGGTTCCTTCGGACGAACCAGCTCGCCGTCACTCTCCGCGGCCTGTTCATACAGGGCGATGATTTTTTTCCAGATCCACTGAGCACAGGTCAAATCGTCCTGCGTTCCCCACTGACGCTTTTTAGGGCTCAACACAGCGGCATCCGGATGACGGGTTAAAAACTCCTGGTCTGTCATCTGCTGGTCCGGTTGCGAAGCGTCCGGACAAGAAGGGGTTTTATTAACTTGTGGATCTTGTTTTGATTTTACTGACGGATCCCCGCCAGATTCTGACGGGTCAAAACCGCCGTTTTTGCCAGATTTCGACGGGTCAGATTTTGATGGGTCAGATTTTGATGCGTCAGATTCTGATGGGTCAGATTTTGACTGGTCAGGATCTGACAGGTGAGCAAATGCAGCCGCCTGCAGCTTTGCCACATTTAGCTGATAAACATTGGAGGCATTACGGTTTCCCTGACGTCTGGCTTTACGTGATAACCAGCCGTCAGCTTCCAGTTTTGCTATCGCCGTTCTGACTGTACTTACCCCGGCCCCAAGCTGACGAGAAATTGTCTCAATGGATGGCCAGCAGACCCCTTCGTCATTGCTGAAATCAGCCAGGCGAGCCATGATAGCCACACTGGATAATTTCATTCCCGAAGCTGCACAGGCATCCCACACATAGCCTGTTAATTTAGTGCTCATGCAGCACCTCCGAGATGCTTCATGTTTTTGCCGGAACGAAAGGCAATAAGAGGCATGTTGACGCGGTAATTACGCCCAAGAGGCTCACAGACAACCTTCTGACATTCGCGATCGACCAGGCTAATACGCAGAACGTACCCTTCTGGTGTGCTGTACCACTGTCCTGGACGAGGGCAATGAAAACGTTGGCTGGTGAACCGTTTAAAAATATTCCGGATCATTTGCGCCCCCTTACCTCTGAACGGTTCAGTGTCATATTGATAAGGCTCGCAAGCGCCGCAGCGTCATTGATGCGATCGTGCAGGCTGACAGCCAGCGGAGATTCCGCTTTTTCCAGCATGGGATAAAGCTGCTGTAACCAGACCTGATGAATGGATGAAATGTAGGAATATAGAACGCTGGCATTATGTGCTGCATCGCTCAGCCCCGATGGAGTTGAAAGTTGTTTCTCCATCTGGTTAAAGGCATTGATGTATGCCTCTTTGAATTGGGCGGCGCGTTTGCCCGTAAAGCCCATAGCAAGGAAAGCAAAGCCGTCGCGGGTGATGTTATAGCAGGGAAGTTTGCGGCCAGATGCGTCGGTGTAATCACTCACCGCAAAATTGCGGGCAGTAAACTCAGGAGAGCAATCAAGTGCGCGGATCTTTTTCAGAACATCGTCATGACGTTTGGTGAAGTAGTCGGCAACAGCAAGGGAAGAAGTAACGGCTTGCCCGTTAATAACACTGATTTCAGGTTGAGCGAGAGTTGGGACTGTAGCCATGATGGCCGCCTCCGATAACTTGGATGTGACTCCACCACCGGAAACGCCAATTTCACTGGTGGTGAACTGAGCAGGGTTGGCGTAACCGGCGTTATCGGAAACCGGCGCACCTTTCGGTGCCCCTACCCAGCCCACCATAATTTGGATATAGCCGAGCTGCGACAATAAAAAAGACGCAGGCGCGTCATTTGTCGCCGATAACAATTCCAGGACGCCAATCCCGGCACCCGCTTTATAAGGTGCCTGAACAGTGTAACGTCCCGGAATTGCAGAATCAATGTGTTCCTGGCGCTTCACACTCAACAAAATCACGCCTGAATTTCCATAAAGGGCTAAAACACTCATGCGGATAGCCCTTGCGCAGATAGATAACTCGCTCAGTTTCTGGTTCCCAGCGAATGACATGGACATAAAGACCCCTTCCATCACGAAACCAGCGGTTAAGTTCCTGCACGAGTCATCTCCCACGGTCAGGCTGTGTTCCCTGTGGTTACGCACGACCAGGCTATTTGGTAATCTGCATTCATGACGCAACGGCCGGTACTCATACATCCCCGGTTGTTGCGACAAACGGTTATTTACCGTTAAACTGTTCATGCGTTGGTTTTCTCCATAAAATTTGACGCCACGGCGCCCGGAGCTGCACACTCGCGGGCGTCACCCTTTTCTGGCGCGCAAAAAACTCTGTATACCAGTGTCGAATGCTGTTGCAGCTTTGCGATCGCCTGATACAACTCCTCATCAATCACGGCTTTTTCATGTGGCTCAATAACGCCATCTTCGATAGCTACCCTGATTTGCTGGGAATAACTGGTGATCTGCTCAATCGCTTCCAGCAGGCGCTGATTAATATCTGCGTTATCCACTTCTTCCATATCTGCCAGCGGAACAAAAACGCCACCTGATGCCATGGCTACTGAATGTGCCAGGTGATAGGTTCCTCCGGCACGTTGCAGTACCAGCGCCCACCCAATCGGGAAGATCTGATCACCACCAGTACGCAGGCGGTTAAACAGAGCATCTTTGGTGACATCCAGCCATTCCGCAGCTTCTTCATAACCGCCATGCAGACTGGAAATCGTCTTTTTAATCGCAGCCACCAGCCAGCGGGGCTGCTTTTCAACTTTCCATTCAGGTTCATGTCCCACGGATCTACTCCTTCTGCTGTGGTGGCGGTCAAATCGCCGAATCACTAAGCTGATATCTGTTTGGATACAAAATTTGCATCTCGCTAATTTCTCCGGCGTAAAATTGAGCCAGGCGCTCAGCAAGCTCTGTTGAAGGAGCCTGCTCGCATCTTTCAACCCGGCTTAATGTTGCAGGATCAACCTGAACCCCTTTAGCGACGTGCTGTAACGTATAACCATGCGATTTCCGCAATTTTCTCAATGGTGATTGCATAAAACCTCCTTCTTTTGCGTATGTCGCATGTTATTTCATACGGCAAACTTGCGCAAGTTGATTTGCACAATGCGCAAAAAATTAATGTAATGAACGCATGAATATAGGAAACCGTGTCAGACAACTTCGCCGCGCGAAGAACATGAAAATTGCTGAGCTAGCAGAAGCCATCGGCGTGGATGCCGCAAACATCTCTCGTCTGGAGACTGGCAAGCAAAAGCAATTCACCGAACAAACACTTTCTAGGCTGGCTGACTGCTTAGGTGTTGATATAGCAGAACTCTTTACCTCAGACTCAAAAGGTAATACTGTATGTAAACACAGTAATATGAGGAAGGATTCAGCTAACGTGAAGGATTTGTTCCGTATCGAGATACTGGATGTCAGTGCAAGCGCCGGTAATGGACTCATTCAGGGCGGTGATGTTATCGATGTAATCCATGCTATCGAATATAACAAGGACAAAGCATTAGCTATGTTTGGCGGGCGCCCTGCCGCTGAGCTTAAAGTGATTAACGTGCGCGGTGACAGCATGGCGCCAACAATTGAACCGGGAGATCTTATTTTTGTCGATATAAGCATCAACCAGTTCGATGGTGATGGCATCTATGTCTTTGGCTTTGATGATAAAATATACGTAAAAAGACTGCAGATGATCCCCGATAAATTATTGGTGATATCTGATAACACTAACTACAGGGAATGGAGTATTACCAAAGACAACGAGTGCAGGTTCGGCGTTTTTGGCAAGGTTCTGATAAGCCAGACGCAGTCACTCAAACGACACAATTAATAGAAAGCGTCGACAAGGCCACCATTATGGTGGCTTTTTTTTTAACCCAAAATTGCATATATCGCAATTTTTTACTTGCGCAATGTGCAATTTAAATGTAATTTGCACTCATAGAGCAGCGAACAGGCAGGACGCCCACGAAGTAGCCGCCGGTGGCATACAAATGACCGGATGATTCGCTGACAGGTGTCTTCGGGAGGGGTTGCGGAACTGGGTTGACCACCAGCAACAGATAACTCAGCCGACAACACGGAGCCGTTTAACCCACGGCGTCGGAGTGTAAATACCGTAGGGGTTGTACCGACTGGTCATCGGTGCCCCGCCCGAAGATACCTGTAGCCAGTGCAAGCGATATTCTGGCGGCCCGTTCCATTACGTTAGCGGAAACCGCCAGCTTTTTCAGGAGAGCAACAGATAAGAGTTTTTCCGCGCGGTAAAGCGCTTCTGTAAGAGAGAGAACTCTTATCGTTGTGGTGAATGCGGCTCAGCGCACGCGGGTAAGGTTGAAGCTGATAGTCGATCCTCTGTAGTTAAGCACCCGTCTGGCGTGCAACCTTCGCCAGATACCGGGAGGCACCCGGCACCACAACGTTATTGCTGTGTGAAGTCTTGTCGGCGTCCGGCTCTTCCAACAACAGGAGGAAGGCGACAGTGTTCTGCCGTGACGCCGGCCTTTTTACACAACAGAAAAGAGCATCTCCGCGCGACGGGCTCATTACCCAATCCACCCGGAAAGCTGTTACAGCAGGTGCTCTTTTCTGTTTTGTGGAGAAACCAACTGGCGGTGGCAACCGCCATCTTGAGGGGTTAACGATGAATGATGACCGCATGACCGTAGTGCCCGACTTTCTGGGCGAACTGGATGCCGGCGTGTTCATGAACAAAATCGCGGCAGCGCTGAATACTGTCGGATTAGGCGTTCTGAATAACGGCAATAAAGGCAAGGTAGTGCTCACCTTTGATTTTGAGCGCATGGGAAATTCAGTCGAAGAGAAGCGCGTCAAAATTAAACACAAGCTGCAGTACAGCACTCCGACGCCACGCGGTAAAGCGTCAGAAGAGGACACAACAGAAACCCCAATGTGGGTTAACAAGGGCGGAAAGCTCACCATACTGCAGGAAGATCAGGGTCAACTGTTCAGTATTAAAGGCACTACTGACGGAAAGCTTAAAGCGGCTCAGTGAACCGCAGCTAACCAATTCACTGCCACCACTTCGATCATTAGTTAATAAGGAATTTTTATGTCTCAGTTAGACAGCGGCACTTTTCAGCAGGTAAAAGACCTGGTTCTTTCTGGCTATCACCTGAACGATATTCAGGGGCTGGCTTGCCCGACAGCATTATTGCCTGCCGGGACAGGTGTTGAAAGCCTCGAACGCTTTGCTCTGGAGCGTTTCCGCTTCCGCGGCGCCATGACTACCACCAGCATTGAAGACTTTGTCCGTTATTCAAAGGGCTATGCCAGTGCAACCGAAAAAGCACGCTGCTTTATTGATGCTGACCATATGACAGCTCGCTCAGTTTTCAATATTGGTACGCTGGATAACCCCGGTCATGCAGACAACGTTGCTTCTATCACGCTGAAACAGACTGCACCATTCCGCGCCCTGCTCCAGATCAACGGGGAACGCCTGAAACAAAAACAGATCGCCGAATGGCTTGAAGACTGGAGCGATTATCTCCTGGCGTTCGATTCTGACGGTAACACAATGCAGATTTCACAGGCTGCCCAGGCTGTTCGCCGCATTACGATCCAACAGGCAACCCAGCAGGATCATGAAGATGGCGATTTCAGCGGTAAGAAATCCCTTATGCAAAGCATTGAGGCCAGCAGCAAAGACGTTATGCCGGTGGCTTTTGAGTTCAAATGTGTTCCGTATGAGGGTCTCGGTGAACGTGCGTTCAGCCTCCGCAACAGCCTCCTGACCGGTGATGAACCTCGCTTTGTTCTGCGTATCGTACAACTGGAAGCGCAGGAAGAAGCGATCGCCAATGAATTCCGCGACCTGCTGATCAGCAAATTCGACGGTGAATCAGTAGAAACGTTCATCGGTAACTTTAAAGCGTGATTGCTCTGCATTAAATCCCCGGCGGCGCGGGGATTTATTGAAGTGTAATTCTGTTAATTATCGCCACTAGGCGAGGGATTCGCACAACCAAAATTCACGCGGTGCAGCGCGAAATAAATTATAAGGAGAACCAACGATGAGTTTTATTCAAACACTTTCAGGTAAACAATTTGATTATCTCAGCGCAACTATTGACGACATTGATATTGAAGATATCGCCGTGGCGCTTTCCAATATTTGCCGCTTCTCCGGACATCTCCCTGAATTTTATAGCGTGGCGCAGCATTCCGTACTGTGCAGCCAGCTTGTATCACCGGAGTTTGCCTTTGAAGCCCTGATGCACGACGCAGCCGAAGCGTATTGCCAGGATATCCCTGCCCCATTAAAAGCGTTACTGCCTGATTATCGCGAGATTGAGAAACGTACCGATCAACTGATCCGCTTTAAGTTTGGCTTGCCACTGGAAGAAGCCAGCGTAGTGAAGTATGCAGATCTGACCATGCTGGCAACTGAACGCCGCGATCTGGATATTGATGACAGTATTCCCTGGGTAATACTGGAAGGTATCCCCCCGACAGATTTATTCGAAATCTACCCCCTTCGCCCCGGTCAGGCTTTCGGCCTGTTTATGGCCCGCTTTAATGAACTGATGGAGCTACGGCAATGTGCTGCATGAAAGATAAAGAGTCTGTAGTGAAGGCAATCAGATCAAGACGTTTGTGGGAGCGCGTTGAAGGCGGTGCAGCATGACAGTCCATACATTGAAGCAATGCCGCCCGGACCAGGAAGAAACTGAGTATTTCTGGAAGCTGTTTCATGCGGCACAACGAAATGATGCTCGCTGGCACGGTAGTGAAATCAGCATTATCGCCGATGAGCTATCCCGGACGGATTTAGATCGTAACCAAAAACTGTTCCTTCTCCGCTCCTGGCAAGTGCTGGTAGACAACAAAGGTGGATTCGGGCGCTTTATGGGTGCCTTTGATACTTACGTCTACAACATGCAAGACCCGGATGATGACTGCGTAGCGTGGAAACCTGAACTGGCCCAAATACTGAACGACGGCAATTGTTTCGACGTACTGCTTGATGCGTACCATGAAGCCCAGCAGCGCATAGCAGAACTGGAGGCGAAGCTTGAAACTGCCGACAGGTTGCAGGATAGCGCATTCCGTGACGGCCTGAAAGCCGGGTTCAGCTATGGGCAGACAGATGACCAATCCGGGTTCACGCAGTGCATGTCTGCATATAGCCCCGGCGCTGGCATCAAGGTTAAGGGGGCGTGATGGCGGATATTAGCAGAGGACCAGTATCAACGTTACCTGGGCACGTTTGCAATTTGCCGGCTGGCGCAAAATGCGACTACCACCAAGATCGTGACGCCGTTCGCCGCGTTCAGGGTGAAACAGATTCATTCGGCTGTGAATATCACGACATGTGCCAGGAGTGTCACGATCAATACGTTATTGAATCCAATAACGCTGACTATTCAGGAAGGTGTGACTGGTGCGGTAAGCACGCGGATCGGTTAGTTCCACACCGCGATATTGAAGAAGGTAGCTATGGGCGCGTCTATGACGTGTGCAAACCGTGTATTGATGCAGAGCGCCAGCGCTGGGAGGAAGAAGATGAACAAAGATGGTAAACCCATGACCACTATTACCAAAGAACGTATCGAATTATTCATTAAAAATCCGCTGGAAAACGGGCTTACCCGTGGCGAACAAATGGAACTGGCACGGATTGCGATGGCGTCGCTTGAGGCTAAGCCTGTGCGATACCTGAATAAATTTTCCGGTGTGTGCGTGACGTTAGAGCAACAGCCAAACGCTGCAGATGATGTTGCCGTGTATATGCTGTTATATGCTGCCCCGCCAGTGCAGGAAACAGGCATTTACAAGGATATGCTCAATATCATCAGCCTGCTGGAAAAAAACGAATGGGCTGAACACTGCACGAGTACAGTTTTAGGTTCACTCCTGGAGTCAGAAATAACGCGTTTGGTTAGTAAAGAGCAGCCAACGCCGATAGTGCCAGAGTCCATCAGCGTTCGGCAGGCCATTTCTGCTCTTGAGAGCGCAGATTCTGTAACGACTATTGGCCAGGCGTACAAAATGGGATGGAACGCCTGTCGTGCTGCCATGCTTCAGGGGGTCGAGCAACCACAAAACGCACGACAAAATATTCCGGAAAATATTCCTGATGGCAACTCTCCGGCAATTCCGGATGATTGGGTTATGGTGCCGAAGAAACTAACTGCTGAGAACGGCGCTAAGAGTTTGCTATCCGGTGAGTTTTTAGAAACTACTTTTATAAGCTGTCCTGAATGCTTTGCCGACGAGGAATGTGAAAGCTGCGACGGCAGTGGGCGAATTAAGATTGAGGTTCCTGTCAGTTGGACGACGATTAAGGCTATTTGGAATAAAGGCGTTGAACATTTTCGTAGCAGCACCGCAACAGGGGACAACTAATTTATGAATAACTTGATGATCGACCTTGAAACTATGGGTAAAAAACCTAACGCGCCTGTTGTCTCCATCGGTGCTGTGTTCTTCGATCCGCAAAGTGGTGAAATTGGACCTGAGTTCTATACCGCCGTTAGCCTTGAAAGCGCAATGGAACAAGGTGCCGTTCCTGATGGCGATACCATTCTATGGTGGTTAAGACAAAGCCCGGAAGCGCGGTCGGCTATTTGCGTTGATGCTATGCCCATTACGACGGCATTATCTGAACTGACTCAGTTCATCGGACGCCACGCGGATAACATGAAGTACATGAAGGTTTGGGGGAACGGGGCTACATTCGACAACGTCATTTTACGCGGTGCTTATGAACGTGCCGGCAAAATCTGCCCGTGGCCATTCTGGAATGATCACGATGTGAGAACACTGGTTACTCTAGGTCGTTCGATTGGTTTCGATCCTAAAAAAGATATGCCATTTATAGGTGAACAGCATAACGCACTGGCCGACGCGCGCCACCAGGCAAAATACGTGTCCGCGATATGGCAGAAGCTGATTCCGACCATCAGTAACAATCTGTAATTTCACCTGGGTGCAGCCAGGGTAATGGATGAATAACCATGAGCAATATTTTACAGTTAGCCCCTAACGAGTGGGTTTGTGAAAGCGTTCTTATCGCGGTTACCGGGCTCAAACCCGGAACTATCCTCCGGGCCAGAAAAGAGTGCTGGATGGTTGGGCGGGAATATATCCACGTATCGCCTGACGGTAATCCTAAACCTTCCAGTGAGTGCATGTATAACAGAAAGGCTGTAGATGCCTGGGTCGCCTCAATGAAAAACAAGCAGCCAGGGTGATTTGATGCCATGAAAAAGGTAAGCTCATATCGCTCTTGGGCGTCTGGAGGTAACACCAATGGATAAAATCACGTATCCAACAGGCGTCGAAAACCACGGTGGCAGTCTGCGCATCTGGTTTAATTTTAAAGGTAAGCGTGTCAGGGAAAACCTCGGTGTCCCTGACACCGCTAAGAACAGGAAGATCGCCGGGGAGCTGCGGACATCGGTGTGTTTTGCCATCCGCACAGGAACCTTTGATTATGCAATGCAATTTCCTGACTCCCCTAACCTCAAGGCTTTTGGTGTAAGTAAGAAAGAAATTACAGTGAAAGAACTTGAAGAAAAATGGCTGGATCTGAAACGGATGGAAATCTGCTCGAACGCATTCAATCGCTATGAGTCTGTCGCAAGGAATGTAGTGCCGAGGATCGGAGGTAATCGACTGGTGTCAGCAGTCACCAAAGAGGAATTGCTGTATCTCAGGAAAGATTTGCTAACCGGCTACCAGAATCCAACGAAAGGAAAAGCTCCTGCAAAAGGGCGAAGCGTCGTTACGGTGAATTATTACATGACGACAATTGCTGGAATGTTTCAGTTTGCTGCAGATCACGGTTACATAGAAGCAAACCCCTTCGAAGGGATCAAGCCTTTTAAAAAAGCCAGGGCAGAGCCAGATCCGCTAACTCGTGACGAATTTATTCGCCTGATAGATGCATGCCGACATCAGCAGACGAAAAACCTGTGGTCACTTGCAGTATACACAGGGGTACGTCACGGGGAGCTGACCTCCCTGGCCTGGGAGGATATCGATCTTGAAGCTGGAACAATAACAATCAGGCGTAATTATACAAAACTGGGAGAATTCACTCTACCGAAAACTGAGGCGAGCACGAACAGGGTCATACATCTTATCCAGCCTGCGATAAACGTCCTGAAGAATCAGGCGGAAATGACCAGGCTAGGAAAGCGGCATCACATTGATGTTCAGCTGCGCGAGTACGGCAGAACGGAGGGTCACGAATGTACATTTGTCTTCAACCCTCAACTGATCAGAAGATGTCAGCATGTTGGGTTCATCTACAAAGTCGACTCGATAGGCGATTTATGGGACGCAGCGATGAAGCGAGCAGGGATAAGGCACAGAAAAGCATATCAGTCGCGTCACACGTATGCGTGCTGGTCACTGTCAGCTGGCGCTAACCCCAGCTTCATTGCCAGTCAGATGGGCCATGCGAGCGCCCAGATGGTCTTCAATGTATACGGTGCGTGGATGGCAGACAGCAGTCGTGAGCAGATCGTAATGCTGAATCAGCGGCTTGCGGATTTTGCCCCACAGATGCCCCAAAGCCTACATAGCAGTACCAGAGCATTATTGAAATCAGTAAGTTAG